ATGAGCCCTCTCTCAGAGCAATACCCGCGCGATGAAAATACGTTCATTCGCACCTATACCGGCCGCAAATATTGGCCGCTCAATCCGCACCCAGAGGACGTGTGCATTGAAGACATCGCACACCACCTGGCACTGATCAATCGCTTTGCTGGCGCGACCTATGAGCCATATTCGGTTGCACAACACTCCATTCTGGTTTCGAAGTGCATCAAGGATCGGCTTGCCCCATTCATCGGTGCGGACCGGTTGCGCCTGCTGTGCCTTGCATGCCTGTTGCACGACGCGAGCGAGGCCTACCTACAAGACATTCCACGGCCGTTCAAGCACTCCCCGGTGATGGACCTCTACCGCGAGTGGGAGGAAAAGAACGAGCGTGCGATTGCCGAGGCTCTGGGCGTGGAATATCCGTGGCCTACGTGCGTGAAGTCTGCCGACATCGTCCTGCTCAGAACTGAGATGCGGGACCTGCTCGGTAAAAAGACTGAGGTCTATGCGACCTGGCGCCTGGAAGATCGTCCCGCAGATCTTCTTCCGACGATTTTCCCACTTGAATGGCGCGATGCGGAAACCAAGTTTCTGCACCTCTATCGGGAGCTGCAGTAAAAGGCTTCCGCTTTCATCCACCGCTTCACAACCTACAAGGAGTTGCATCGTGGGATCACAAAACACAGAAGAAGTCTCTCTTGCCAACCTCGACAAAGGTGGGCTGATGGAACTGGCCACCTCCGAGTTTCACAAGATCTGCGCGAATGTGGCGGACCCGAATGTGCGCACGGACGCTACGCGCAAGATGACGATCACCATCGAGGTCAAGCCGGACCGCAAGGGTCAGACAGCGGACGTGGCTTACTCGGTCAAGACGACGCTCGTTGGCCCTGACAAGGCAAAGACCACGGCCTTCATTGCGCAAGCGCCTGGCTCGAAGGACATCAGCCTTTTTGGCGTCGACGTGCGCCAGGGCGACCTCTTTCCGGAGGGAGAACAGCCGGCGGGACCCGTCGCGGTTCCTTCCAAGGCAGTCAACCAGTAACTCAACCAGAAACCAAGTTTCTAGAACGGAGTTTGCAGCATGAGCAGTTTGATTCAAGGCAGCGATGAATTGGTCAAGACACTGACGGGCCTTGCCGAGGTCCAGACCTTCGAACTTACCGACACGAACAAGGTCCAGGCCACCTACACGAGCAAGCAGGTTTACGAGGTCAAGGCAGCACCGCCCCCGCAGCTTTCTGGCGTTTCCGTGCACACTCTCGACGGTTTTGTCGATCTGGTAAAGGAAAAGCTCGACGGTGTCGAAAACACGGAAGGAAAGTACTTGGTCCACGTCGTGGATCACAAAACCGTGCAGCTCAAGGCGCTCACCACTGACATCTATGGCCGCCGTTTGACGCTGATCTCGGCATCGCCGGTCGAGACCGATCCCTTTCCTTTCGGGAGTTTCCTCGATCAGGAGCTCTTTGCGATTCAGGTGGCTGCCAAGTTTGCTGACGGTGGCGACAAGGATTATGTACTCGATTTGGCCTCTTCGCTGACTTCCGAAGCCACGAAGAACAACGAGGACAACGGATTTGTTCAGGGCGCAACCATCAAACGCGGCATCCGCATGAAGGAAAACGTCACGCTGAAACCGCGCGTAGGCCTCATGCCCTACCGCACCTTTCCGGAGGCTGCGCAGCCTGCCAGCGACTTCGTCTTCCGTGCTCGTTCTGTCGACGACCAGCAGCCGCCCGAGTTGTTGCTGATCGAAGCGGACGGCGGCAAGTGGAAGGTGGACGCGATCAATGAGGTCGCGCGTTATCTGCGCGCGGCCGGTCTCGAAATTCCTGTCATTTCATAACCAATATCGGCAGGTTCACCGATCGGTGGGCCTGCCGAAACACATGGGAGTCGCGATGGCATTGCACGAGGAATCGAAATTCAGTGCACGGAAAAAGGCAATCGTCCTGTTAGGTTTGTCGGCCATTGGTTGGGGGATCGTGGTTTGGGTCATGACCGAGGCCGTCACGCTCATGTACGCGATTTATAGCGTCGTGCATGGGGCACACCAATGAGGTGCGATTTGGCTCGGTCATGCCTCAACAAGCGTTCGTACTTGAGCATGGACGAGGCAAGCGAGGCAGCCAAGGGCATTCGCAAGAGCGGAAAGCTACCGAGATTTTCGCGAATTGAACCTTACAAATGCCGGTGGTGTAACTGGTGGCATCTGGGACATAGCAAGAGGGCAAAGAGCAATGGCAAAAAGAGGAATTCTGGAACACCCAAAAACGCTTGACCTGGCTGAGCGGCTCGGCATCATGGAGCCTTTCGCTGTCGGGCTTCTCGAGGTGTTTTGGCAGTGGGTCGCCAAGTATCATCCGCGCGGTGATGTGACCGGAACACGTCCGCGCATCCTGGCATCATCCATTCGCTACAAGGGTGATGCCGATGCGCTATGGCAGGCGTTAATCGACAGCGAATTTATCGACGTGCAGAAAGATCAGACCATCGTCCACGACTGGAGCGAACATGCTGACGATGCCGTCCGCAAGCGGCTCAAGCTACATGGAGAGACTTTCGCGGATGGCGCTCAACCTTACGCGAGAAAGTTCGGTCATGATCGCGAAACCGTCGCGCCAGAGTCGCGACAAACTCGCGAAAAAGTCGAGAGTGAATCGAGAAAAAGTGAGCGTTCGGCGTGCCTGCCTTTGCCTTTGCCCTTGCCAGAGCCAGAGCCAGAGCCAGAGCCAGAGCCAGAGCCAGAGCCAGAGCCAGAGCCAGAAGAAAAACCCCTTGCGCCGTCTGCGCCGTCGCCGGCCGGAATGGTGGCTGTGCTCGGGAGCATGGCGCCGAAGATCGCAAAGCACGTTGGGACTGCCGATCCTCGCTTTTCCCCGTTCAAGGCCGAGCTAGGGCGCTACTGGCGTTCAGTGAATGGCGACTTGGCCATGCCGTGGGATGGCAGTGAGGCGAAGCGGCTGAACGAGCTGCTGCGCGCTATGCCAAAACTAGAGCTCAGCGCTTTCGAGCGCATGTTGGCGAACCGGGCGCGGTCCGACGTGGCGCAATCGTCCCGGCCACGGGCATGGCTGGCCAGCATCACCGATTACGCATCCGGGCCGCTGGATCGTTACGGAAAACTTGCGCAGTCCTCTGCGCCGCATCCCGAGGCAGCCATTGGCATGCACGTCACCGACGATGCCGATCTGGAGCGTCTCGTTGCCAAGGCCGAGGACAATCTTTCTCTCGCTGCCAACTGCGGAATATTGCATACCGAGATCACAGTGCACGCGATTGTTGCGGAGGCACTGCGCATTGCTCCTGCGCGCTCTCCGGCTCTGGAAAAACGGTTGGCGGAATACGTGAACACTCTCGCCGAACTACGGCAGAGACTGGCCGCGATTGAAGACTCGGCGCGGCACGCGGAGGTGAGCCCATGCTAACCCAAGTGACGGCGCAACGTTCGCAACGCACACTGCAGACTGATCGGCCGGCGCGGCGTGTGGCGGAGGTTTCACTGCTGCTCTTCCGCAGGCTGAAGGATCAGGCGATTTACGAGGCCAAGCGCACGCGCGATGGGCTGCCCACAGCCTCTGCTCTGCTGGAGCGCGCCTGGATTGAACAGTTCTCGCAGGAGGGATGGGACGGGTGGGAGACGAGCTTTGCCAACTGCTGCAGGATGCTCGGCGAAGACGTCAGCGAGGAACGCGACAAAGCTGTGCGAGAGATCAACCGCGTTTGGCGCAAAGCGCTGATCGACTGGGGCCGCCGCAAGTGGCAAGCGCGCCTTGAGCAGATCGAGGTGATGAAGGCTGGTGATAATCCCGCGCTTGCCGCGCACCGCGGAGTGCAGCAGGAACTGACCTTCGAAAGCGAGGAGCTATGAAGCGTTTTGTGGTGGTGTCAACAATGCGCCGCGGCGTTCTGGATAAGCCGGAGCCGCTTGATCCGGATGGCCAACTGGCCGCATTCAATCGGGCACTCGCTGACGCAGAGCAGGAAGCGCGATTTCCAAAGAGGGGCAGCTACGGTACGAAGCTGCAGGAGAGGATCAAGAGGTGATTTGGAAATTTTTCAATATTTTTGAGGCCATATTAAAAGTTATCGACACTGCCCCATATGCGGTGGGAGGATTGTGGATATGGGAAAAGCGTCTCGTTCAAAGTGGAAAAAACGCCAGACATCTATCCAAAAGATTGTATTGCCAAAGATGGAGGCTTATCAGACGTTTTCTATCTTTAATCTCAAGGATTTCTGGCGTCATCCTGTATGGCCTCTTCTTCTCGCAGCTCTTATCGCTGGTGTGGGAGGGGACTATATGAACCAAAAATTCATCGGAATTATTTTCTGTTTATTGTGGCTGTTGTTTGAAGCATGGCTGTGGTCACAGGGGGCAGCAGAGCTACTGCTTAACCGGGGAGAATATTATGTCATAAAAAGAGGAAAGCCAAAAATTGATGAAACCAAGATGGATGAGGTTAAAAGCAGACGAGAGGCGTTTTTGCGATTTTGGCGTGCAACGATAACTTCAATCTCCGGATGCGCCGTGTCGATCTTAGCGTTATGGATGGCGGGACATATAGCCTTAATTCATCAACAGGAGGAGCAGGTCAAGGCAGATCGTGGGATACTTATTGGCTTTCATGTTCCTCCTTCGATGAAGTTGGGGGACTTCACCGCAATAGTCACGAACCAATCAGGGGTGAACATCGATAGACATCAGATTTCATGTTTTATTAAGGATTCTACCTATAACACTGGGAGACCGGCCTTGTCTAATCTTGCCTTGACGATGGATTCTTATAATGGGACACTGGTTGGTAATGGAGACTCGCAGTCTGATAAGTGCCTTCGATACATACGGTTAATTCCTTCTGCCTCATGCATTGATATGCTTGTTACCTTCAACTATGAACTGGACAGCCAAAGGGAAAAATTTTATAGCAAAAGCGAACGGTTTGTCTACACGGTCAATAGCACAGACTTCAGCATTGATAAGCAACCATTAAATGATCCTCGCTATTTTTGTAATGAAAAATATCCGTAAATTGCTGTGTAGCCCAGAACTTTTACGGAGTCTACCTTGCAGGCAATATCCAGCCTTCAGCGCAAGCCAGATTTATTGCCGTACTTAGGACAAAGCTCGTCCGATGTATGATCTTGCTTAGACTTGAGGTCAGTAAAATCTTCAGCATTCAGCCAATTATTTGTGCCAGGCAGCCATTGGTATCGGAACGGAGAGCAATAATACTGTCCAAATTTATCGAAGTATGTGAATGCTCCAAAAACATAGATTGCATCTTTTCCATTCCACGCAAGCAGTTCCTCCTGATTGACTTTAAAGCTTTCGCTCGAACTAGAATAAGTGTTCTTCATGGAAATTGCAGTGGTAAAACTACCTTTTCCTGGAGGTTCGCTCGATTGGCCAGTCAAAATAATCGGATCCGCGTGAGAATTATTGATGCCGTCATCACCGAAAACGACATGACGATAGGTATGAAGGTTGATTGCGTTTGATTTTCCAGAATTTTGAAACGAGATAGAGACCAAAACAACTTTTCCTGGCTCTGGTCTTGTGAAATCGGCAGCACCTTCGGTCGTCAAGCTTCCTATGCGGAAACCGCCTGGAACAATATAGGGACGCTGTTCCTGCGCGAATTGAGCGCGAAGAATGTCTAGAGACTGTTGTGTTTTTTCCGCTTGCCCCTTCATCACTTCCAATTGCCCTCCATAAATGCAAATAGCAATGACTCCTGCGAGGAGTAAACAAAAATTTATAAAGACCTGCCCCCATTCGCGTATACGTATCTCGAGGGGTTCCTTTTCTTTCTTGGAAGGCAGAGGATTTATTTTTTGCAGATCGTCTTGTTTATGTTTCTTGGAGACTGGAACTGGCGATTGAGCAAGTTGGTTGTCTTTTTTCTCATTATAGGTATTTTCTGTGTCGTTCATGCCTGTCACCTTTTGAAATATATTAATCTTTCTTTCTTGCAGTACTAAAATTTTTCTTTCTCCGCAAGTTGCGTGCGTTGTATCTACACGACTTTTTGACACAAATCTGCGTTTGGGTACTCACTTGGTGCCACAAGTGAAGGAAGTACCTACTTCGCAGGGACAAGAATGCTGACACAGAGCAAAATTCAGGCAATGAAGCCGCGCACCCAGCGCTATGCAGTCGCCGATGGCCATGGGCTGACGCTGGAGGTGCAACCGAGCGGTGTGCGCAGTTGGCGGCTGCGCTATCGGTTTGCAGGGCGTCAGCGCCGCGTGAATCTCGGTCGTTGGCCGATGGTATCGCTTGCCGCGGCGCGCGAACAGACGCGGATGCTGCGCAGCCAACTCGCAGTCGGCCTGCCTCTGTCGTCGCGGTTCTTCTCATCGTCGCGGAAGGACGCCTCGCCAACATTCAAAGAGTTTGTCGAGCGCTATCTGGGCGAGATTGTTTCCAAGGCGCGGCGCGCGCCGGCCGCTGTCGAGCGTTGGATCGATCGTGACCTGACTCCAGCCCTGGGCGCGCTGCCGATGCGCTCGATTACGGCCGAGCACGTTCGCGCCATCGTTTTTGCGCGGCGTGATTCCGGGAGGCCGCAAGCGGCGCGCGCATTGCGCAACCTGATCAAGCGCATCTTCGACTATGCCCAGGTCTGTGGCGTGGTCGATGCAAATCCTGCACACGCAGTCCCATTGAAGTTTGTGGCCAAGCCGCACACGCGTGATCGCGCCCTGAGTGAGGCCGAAATCGGTCTGTTTTTGCGTCGTCTGACTGTGGCGCCGATCAGGTCACAGCACAAGGCCGCGCTTCGTCTGATTCTGCTGACGATGGTGCGCAAAAGTGAACTGCGTTTGGCGCAGTGGGAGCATGTGCATCTGGATCGAGCCGAGTGGGAGATTCCGAAGGAAAGCTCGAAAACTGGCGCGGCGCAGATCGTTTACCTCTCACGCCAGGCCGTGGATCTGCTACGCGGCCTAGGTCCAGCGACTGGCTTTGTGCTGCCGCATCGTGCCAGCCAGACGCAGCCGATGGCACCGAGCACGCTGAACCGCGCACTGGCCGTGGTCGCGCGCGGCATGATTCCGTTCACCGTTCACGATCTACGGCGCACGGCTGCCACGCGCCTAAGCGAAATGGAATTCAACAAGGATTGGATTGAAAAGGCGATGAACCACACGCTGCCCGGTGTGCGCGGCATCTACAACCGCGCGCAGTACGCTAAGCAGCGCAGGCGTATGTTGCAGACCTGGGCTGATGCCATGGATCGCATGGCTACCGCCGGGAAATTGTAGATCGGTCCGAAAAAAGTTCGTCATAAAGCCGGTTGACGGCCTGGCGGTAAACGGAAGAAACAGTCCCGCCCAACTTTTCAGCAAGCTGCTGAGCGCGTTCGAGTTCTTTCTTTGAAACTCGGATGCGCACCGTTTCTGTTCTAGATTCAGCCATTGGTCTCAAACCACAGTACCAAGAATCTTTCGTAATACGGCCTCTTGTGGCCCTTATGTGGTAGTTTTGTTACCACAACAAAGAACCGTTTGGCCTACAACTGCGCTATTATTGGCAAATAAAAAGCGAAAAAGGAGGGTGTGTGGAGAAGCTTTTGACGCCAGTTGAAGTCGCAGAGATTTTGCAGGTGAAAGTTGATACGCTGCGCGCTTGGCGCGCACGCGGAAAAGGCCCAGAAGCAATCCATGTCGGCCGGTTATGCCGGTACGCCGAAAGCAGCATCCAGCAATACACAAAGGGGGAATATGCCACAAACTGTGGCTCACGGCAGGAATGCTGATGGGCTCTATAAAAAGCGCGGAATCTGGTATTTTCGCGTAAGGGATGTGAACGGGAAATTGCGCGCCCTCTCAACAAGGACGCGCAATTATGCGGAAGCCAAGAGCATCAAAGCCGAAAAAGAGAAAGAAAGCCAAGACGGTATTAGCGTGGACCTGTCGCGTAGACGCTATTGCGATTTTGCGCAGGAATGGCTAGAGCACAAGCGCATTGATTTATCGCCCAGAACATTTCTCACTTATCGCTGGGCCGTGAATCTGTCCAGTGACGCGTTCGGCGCGCTCCCGCTCGGCAATATTACTCTCGAAATTATCCGTAACTATCAAACGGAACAAAGCAAACGCATCGCGCCGGGAAGCATCAACGTGCTGACTGGAGTGATTATTTCCATTCTGCATGCTGCCGAACTTGGCCACCGTATTCAAGGCAAGCTAAAAAAACTGCGTGTGAAAAAGGAGCGCGGCCGCATTTTTACGCCGGATGAATTGCAGCGAATATTGACCACAGCAGATCGCCGAAAATCTCACATAAAATACGCAATACGGCTATTTCTTGAAACCGGAATGCGCCATAAAGAGATGCGTACGATTCGGATTGGCAACATCAACCTAAAACAGAAGATACTGACGATTCCGCGCGATTCCACCAAAACCGATTCAGGTGCACGGGTCATTCCGCTAACAGATGAGGCATGCTCTGCTTTGCAGCAATTGATTGCTCGGGCCTACAGACTCGGTGCATCTACCGACGCGCATTACCTGTTCCCCGTGCGCATTCAGGAGCGGGGCGTTACGTGGCATGATCCAGCAAGGCCGCAAGAACCATTTAATGATGCCTGGCGGAATCTTAAGAAAGCCGCTGGCGTCGATCCTCGGTTGCGATTACATGACCTGCGCCATCATGTTGTGACCGAAATGGCGGCCGCCGGTGTCCCTGGCCGGGTCGCCATGAAGTTGCTTGGATGGTCGAGCATGAGTATATTTGGCCGATATGAGCATCTGCAATCTGACGCGCTTCGCGCTGGGATCGAGCAATGGTCATCGGCCCGCAAGCGCCCGGTGAGCACCTATGAAGCCAGCGCTCCGGGGTCATCCTCGCGCGTTGCTTGACTCGTTTCCTTGCTTTCGTGGTACAAGCAGTGGCACAAGGACGGGGTCGATCAGAGCGCGCCCGTCGCGGGTCCTTCCCGGACGGCCGCGCCGTGCGGGTTACGCGCCCGCGCCAATTTTCTAGCGACAGGCAAATTTTAGGACCGTTTCCATTTCCGCGATGGCAGAGGCGCAAAAATCCGGCGGATTCGATGCGATGCCAGTCGAGGATGTCGCTGAGCTTCTGTTCGTCAGCGCAAAAACTGTTCGCAACTGGATCAATCACAATGGTTTATCGTGCAAGGATGATGGCCGCCGTCGCGTTTTGGTGTGGCGCGAAGTTCTTGACTGGTATATCGCCATGCGAGTCGAGCGCGACGGAAACAGCGGAAACGAGCCTGAGCCCGCCCCGGACGCTCCGGCGGAAACGCTTCCGCAAGCGGAAACCCGAAAAACCATCGCCGAGGCGGACCTGAAAGAGCTTCGCCTCGCCCAACTTCGCGGGCAACTCGTTCCGGCGGACGAGGTCGGCCGCAACGTGGGCCGCGTGGCCTCGGCCATCAAAACCAAGCTCGATGCGCTGCCAAACTCACTGGCCATGCGCCTCATCGGAAAATCGGATCGTGTTGAAGTGCAGCAGATTCTTCAGGATGCCATCTATCGCATCCGGTTGGAACTGGCTGCCGTGGCTTCCGAGCCGGAGCCGGTTTCCGTTTCCGTTGACGAGGAGGACGCAGATTGACCGCCTACGTTTGCCCGCCGGCCAGCCGCGCGGCCCTGCAGGCGGCCATCCGGCAGGGCCTTGCCATTTTCACGCCAAAGCCTCCGCTTTCGCTTTCCGAGTGGGCTGACGAGTACGCATACATTCCTGCCGGATCAGCCGAGCCAGGCAAGTTCGTCACGGCCGTCGCCGAGTACCAGCGCGAGCCGATGGATGCCATCTCCGATCCGCATATCCGCAAGGTGGTGCTCATCTGGGCTAGCCAGACCGGCAAGACGCAGATCCAACTCAACGCGACCGGATACTTTTCGCACCACGATCCGGCCTATATGCTGATGATCCAGCCGACGCTGGAGCGCGCCGAGGAGGTTTCAAAGCTCCGCATCGCAACAATGATCCGCGATACGCCCGTGCTGCGTGAGCTCTACCCTGACCCGAAGTCGCGCGATTCCGGCAATACCCTGCTTCTCAAGGAATTTCCCGGCGGCTATCTAGCGCTGATTGGCTCCAATGCACCTTCCGGACTCGCCTCAAAGCCGGTGCGCATTCTGCTACCCGACGAGGTCGATCGCTTCGAGGAGTCGGCAGGCACTGAGGGCGACCCTCTAGCCCTGGCCGAGATTCGCGGATCGACCTACTGGAATTTCAAGATCATCGAGACCTCGACGCCGCTCATCAAAGGAACAAGCCGCATCGAGCAATCTGGCGAAGAGTCTGACAAACGCTACTATTTTGTGCGCTGCCCTCGCTGTGGCCTCGAGCAGAGGCTCGTCTGGAGTCGTCTCCGCTACGACACCGAAGATGTTGGCGGTGGCCGCCTCCGGCCTACGCACGTTTGGTACGAGTGCGCCTCCGGGCTCACTCGGGATGACAAACTGGGCTGTGCCATCGAGGAGTCGGAAAAGTACGAGATGATCCGGCACGGTCGATGGAAGGCCACCGTGACCAGCACGGACGGCCGCACCGCGGGCTTTTATCTCAACGCACTCTACTCGCCATGGGTAGAGTGGACCCGCCTGGCGCAGGAGTGGATCGCGGCGCAGAACGATTCCGAGAAACTGCAGGTCTTCACCAACACACGCCTGGCGGAATCATGGGAGCTGAAGGGCGATGGCGCCGAAGAGTCGGCTCTGTCCAGCCGCCTCGAACCACTTGCGGCCGAAGACCTGCTGCCGGACGGTGTCTTGATGCTGACCATGGGCGTCGATGTGCAGCGTGATCGCATCGAGGCCAGCATCTGGGGATGGGGACTCGACAAGGAAAGTTGGATACTCGATCACCGCGTGATGCGCGGATCGCCCGCACTGCCCGAGGAGCATCCGGATAGCCCATGGCGCGAGCTGGACGACTACCGCAAAACGGCCTTCCCTCATCCATCCGGAAAGTCACTGCGCGTCATCTGCTGCTGCGTCGACTCAGGCGACCAGACAAAAATCGTCTACGACTACACGCGGCGTCGCGAGCGCGAGCGCGTCTATGCGATCAAAGGTGTCGCAGGCTTCGGAAAGCCACTCGTGAACAATGGCAAGCGCCCGGACAAAAACAAGACGCTGCTTTACCTCATTGGCGTTGATACGGCCAAGGAGCGCATCTATTCCGGTCTGAAGCAGTCACAACCAGGCCCGGGCTTTACGCACATCATGAAAAACGATCACCTCGGTGACGAGTATCTGCGCCAGCTCACCTCGGAGCATTTGGTCACAACCAAGGTCAAAGGCCGTCCCGTTCTGAGCTTCGTCCTGCGTGAGGGGCGCCGCAATGAGACGCTCGACTGCGCCGTCTACGCCTCGGCCGCGCGTGAAATTATGCGCCCGAACTTCGAGAAAATCTTCCGCAGTCTCTGGGGGCGCGATCCGTTGCCGCGCATGGCCGAAGAACTGGCAGCCTCGATGCGCGCAGTGGCGCGCGTCACCCAGGCCACCGCCCACCCTGCGCCTGCGCCGGAATCACCATGCGCGCCAGAGGTTGAAATGGACCCGCTGGCCAGCCTTCCCGTTATTGGTAGCGTTAAACAGACCAAAAGCAACAACACGCCAGAAAACTGGCGTGATTCGTGGAAACTTCTGTGATTTTTCGCGATTTTTGACCATTTTTACGGATCGGTTTTACCCTCCCGCATGAGCAGCTATCCCGGAATCCTCCCCGGTTGGGTGGTATTTTCGCTCGACGAGCCACATCCTGAGCCTCTGGCGGCCATCGCGGGCGACTCACTGCGTTGGCAGCGCAGCTTTGAAGATTACCCCGCCAATGCTGGATGGACGCTGACCTATGCGCTCAATAATGCCGCGCAGCGCTATCTCGTCGCCTCTGGGGATGTCGCTGCCGACGGCGATGGGTTCACGATTACGATTCCTTCCTCCGAGACCAAGACCTGGGTACCGGGCGAGTACCTGTGGCTGGCCGTTCTGCAAAATGCTGCCACGGGCGCGCGCGTCACCGGAGCAGCCGGGCGCATTACGATCCAGCCCGATGTACTCGACGCCACTGCGCCCATCGACACGCGCAGCCAGGAAGAAATCGCGCTTGAGAATGTGAAAGCAACCATCGCCGGCCGCGCCAGCGATGGCGTCCTCGAGTACAAAATCGGCGATCGTGAATTGCGCCGCTACTCGATGGCTGAGCTCATGAGCCTCAAGAGCTATCTGTCCTCCGAGGTCAAGCAGCAGCGCATCGACCGTGGCGAAACCGTGCTGCCAGAAACGGTAGCCTTTCACATGGATTGGGGCATCAATGGCTGATCTGACGATTCTCGATCTCTCTGAGGCGCGGCACGAACTGTCGACCGTTGCCATGGCCGCCGCGCCCAAGGCGCGCGCCTACGATGCCGCGGCCTTCACGCGCCTCACCGAGGACTGGCCCACCTGGACAACCTCGGCCGATCTTGATCTCTGGGCAGACATCTACCGGCTGCGCGCCCGCGCCCGACGCGAGGCGCAGAACAACCCGCTGGCTCGCAAGGCGATCAAGAATTTTAAAAAGAACGTCGTTGGAGCCTCAGGCATTACCATGCGTGCCAAGATTCCGATGAAAAAGGGCAGAAAACTGAACAAAAAGCTAAATGATCAGATTGAGCAGCTTTTTCGCCAGTGGAGTCGCCCAGAAAACTGCACCGTGCAGGGAAACATGAGTTGGCGCTTTTCTCAGGGGTTTGCCGGAGCGCAACTCTTTCGGGATGGCGAGTGCTTCATTCGGCGCCGCATGGGCAACAACAAATTCAATTTTGCGCTGCAGTTCATTGATCCTGACCAGCTCGACACCAACTACTACCTGCAACAAATGGCCAATGGCAACTCGATCCGCATGGGTGTCGAGATGGATGTGGACGGGCGCCCCGTTGCCTATCACTTCTGGGATCACCATCCCGCCGAGTGGTCCATCTCGCCGAAGAACCGTATTCGTGTGCCGGCCGAAGACGTGATCCATCTCTACCCCATGGACCGCGTGATGCAGTCGCGCGGCATCACAGAGATGGCCTCGTCGCTGATGACGATGCACATGCTCTCCGGCTACTCCATGGCCGAAGTTGTTGCCGCGCGCCTCGCCGCCGCCAAAATGGGTTTCTTCGTCAAAAAATCATCCGACGCGGAGTTTACCGGAAACGAGCGCGATGCCGATCGCAACATCAAAATGAAGGCCAATCCGGGAACTATGGAAACGCTGCCGGAAGGCGTTGAATTTCAGCCGTGGGACCCTCAGCATCCAACAAGCCAGTTCCCGGCATTCACTAAAATGCTGCAGCGGTTGATCGGCGCAGGCCTTGACCAGAGCTATGAGAACCTGGCCAACGACCGCGAGGGAGTGAACTACTCCTCCATCCGTGCCGGGCTTCTCGATGATCGTGATTCGTGGCGCGACTGGCAGCAGTACTTCATTGAGATGCTCTGCCAGCGCGTCATCGCGTGGTTTCTGGAATCAGTTTGGCTCTCTGGCCTGCTGCCCGCCGATGTAGTCGCAGAAGATCTGGTCGATTACATTGAGTGGACGGGCCGCGCCTGGGCATGGATCGATCCTCTCAAAGATAACCAGGCCTCCACCGAGGCGCATAACAGTGGCCGCCAAACCATGACGCAACAGTTGGCCGAGTTGGGATTGGACTTTGAGGAAACGATGGAGCAATACGCCTACGAGCAGGGAGTCATCAAGCAGCTCGGGCTGAACTTCAATTCGGACATCCACGGCGACGCCAAGGCTCAACCCGACGACGGCAGCGATCCGGATGGAGACAAAACGCAAAAGGAATAGCCGGATTTGACAGCTTTTCACAGTTCCGTGGCACCATGCCCGCGCAATGAGCCGCACACGCGAACTACCCAAATCGCTGCCCGCCGGATACCGCACCATTTCCATCCGCGCCCAAGAGGGCTCGGATGGAGCCAAGCAGTATCCAATCACTTTTTCGTCAGAAAATCCCGTCAAGCGTACAGGGTGGTGGGGATGGTATTACGAGGTCCTCGGTCACAACGCTGGCGAGGTCCGCACGGATCGTCTCGAGAACGGCCTGACCGTGCTCGACGGCCACGATCCCATGATGCGCGCCGGCAGGCTCACCAATGCCAAAATCGCCGACCAGCGCGGCAGCGGAGAAATCAAGTTCGGTTCCACCCAGTTCGCAAAGGATCGCCAGCAGGAAGTCGATGACGGCATTCTGAGCGGCATCTCGGTCGGCTACCAGGTGCACGACTATCAGCGCGTGGCCGACGTTGACCCCGATGACGACGAAGACGAGGACTACCTCGGAACCTATCGCGCCGTCGACTGGGAACCCTACGAGGTTTCTCTCACTCCCATCGAGGCCGATGCGCGTTGCGGTGTTGGGCGTTCGCTTGCCTCGCCGGAAGAGGCTTTGCAGCAGCACATCCCGCTTTTCCCGGTGCGCTTTCAGGGCGCGCCGGCCCTCCCCCCTGAACCACAGCAAAAGGAGAATCGATCCATGGCAACCCCCGCTGTTACACCCGTCCCCGCTGTGGCACCCGTCTCGGTGCAAGTGGGTGCCGACAATATCGCCCAGGAGCGCAAGCGGGCGGCCTACATCAACCTGCTTTCCCGTCAGTATCCCGATATTCTCACCCGCGATCTGTCGGAAAAGTTCCTCAACGAAGGCACCGAGGCCAATGCCGTCAGCGCCTATGTCCTCGAGCAGAAGCGCTCCTCCGAAATCGCGTTGCACTCTGGCAGCCCGGTGCATCTCTCTGACAAGGAACGCAAGGCCTACAGTGTGCAGCGCGCCATGCGTGCCGTTGCCGGTGCGCGCCATGGCTTTACGGAAGAGGCTGGATTCGAGAACGAGGTATCGCAGGAAATCGGCAAGCAGCTCGGCCGGGACACGGGCGGCATCTACATCCCGACGATGGAGCCCATCTTCCGCCTCACCCCGCAAGAGTTGCAGAAGCGCGCACTCTACACCGGGACGAGCGGAGCGGGCGGTGCGACAGTGGCCACGGAGTTGGTCAGCTTCCTCGACGTTCTGCGCCCTGCCACCAAACTCTTTCGTCTCGGCGCAGAGTTCATGGGCGGCATGCAGTCCAACTTTTCGTTGCCCAAGCAGCTTTCGGATGCCGACTTCAACTGGGTGGGTGAGAATCCCGGCGCTGACAACACGGACATCGATCCGACCTTTGGCCAAGTGGCCTTTACTCCCAAGACCGCAACCGGGTCGACGAGCTGGTCGCGGCAGTTGCTGGTGCAGTCGTCCATCGACGTTGAGGCCAAGGTGCGCAACTCGCTTGTGCAACGCGCGGCCATCGCCATTGAGAAAGTTGGCCTTCAGGGAACCGGGTCGGCCAACCAACCGCAGGGAATCCTGTCCGCCTCCGGTGTTTCGGTTGTTGCGCTCGGCACCAATGGTGCGGCACCTACCTTCGGCAATCTGGTCGACATGGGGCAAGACCCTGCCGCCTACAACGCCGATCAGCTCGGCGAGCTCCGCTACCTGCTCACCCCTGAAATCGCCGGTTACCTGATGCAGACGCCGATGCTCAACAACACCATCGCCCTGCCGACCTGGACCACTGTGGGAGATCAGGGATACATCAACGGTCGCCGCGCCGACTGGTCGAACCTGCTTCCCAAAAACCTCACCAAGGGAACTGGCACGGGCCTGCACGCCGGTATCGCGGGTGTCTTCAACTGCCTGACGATTGCCGAGTGGGGTGCAATGGAGCTCATGCTCGATCCCTTCACCGGTTCCAAGCAGGCTTTGATCAAGATCATCGCCAACCTCATGGTCGACGTGCATCCCACCTACGCGCAGGCCTTCAGCGTGTATCTGGATGCCGTGAACTCAACCAGCGAGGCTTAACCCAGGATTTACCCCAGCAAGCCGTACCACAACAGCAAGTGGGGGCCGTGCGATGCCAGCGCGGCCCCCACCTAGAAATGAGGGAATGATGGCAATTGAACTATTGCAGAAACCGGAAGAGCTTCGCGCGATTGAGATTCTGCGCCCCGTGTTGGTGCAGGGGTCCGCGCTCAAAAAGGGCCAGCAGGTCAAGGTCCCCATCTACGATGCCTATGACCTCGTTCACCATGGTCAGGCCAAGTTCATCACGGCGGCCGACGTGCGCGCGGCTGAGAAGGGTGGCAAGTAGACCATGGCCGACGAGACCACCCAGACCACGCCAACCGAGGCTGCCGAACCTGAAGTTGAGGCGACACCTTCGGCGACAAAGAAGTTTCGCGCGACGCGGCCGCTCATCTTTGACGGCAAGGTGCTTAACACGGACGATCCGATTGAAATCGATCCGGTCTGTGTCGCCGACCTCGTCGGATGTGGACAGCTCATCGAGGTCAAATAGATGGCCTTCGGCGACGCCGACCTCGCAATCTTCGCGGCCGACTTTGGCGTCGCCGTTGTCTTCGGCGGCGCGACCGCGCGGGGAATCTTTGACCGTCCGCAAAGCCTTTCGCTGGCCGACGAGGGCTATGGCGGTATCAACACAACCGCGCCCGTCGTGCGCATCCCGAAGAACGCCTTCGCGGTCATGCCCAAAACAACGGACGCAATCACGGTCGACGGAACCGGATACACGGTCGACAGCATTGAATCGGACTCGGACGGCGGTTTCGTCTACCTCACTTTGATGGCGGTGGCATGATGGCAATCAACCCGAGCGTACAGTCCCAGGTGATCGCGGCCGCCGTGGCCGCGCTGAATGCCGCCGCCGTGGGCTACACCGCATATCGCTGCCGCATGGCGGCCTTTCTCCCGGAACAGCTTCCTGCCTGGAACGTGATTCCAGAGGACGACGATCCGGACTACAACACTGATGCCTACAGCGGCACGGTTGCCTGGAAGTTTCGTTTCCGCGTGCGCTGCATGGTTGCCTCTGTGGGTGAGGTCGACGCGGCGGCCGATCCGCTCTTCGTTGCAGCCTGTCAGGCCATCCTCGCCGATCCCACGCTCGGCGGTCTGGCTGTGGTGACGCGCATCGCTGGCGTCAAGTGGGAGCGCGAGGCCAAAGGCGAGTACGACCAGTGCGCTGAGGTCATTGTTTTTGAATCTGAATTCGGCACGTCGCGGAGCGATCCGAGCGTGCGTGTGCCTTAGCGGCACAGGGAGGAACCATGCCAGTTACAGCAACAAGACTTGTAGGCGACCTGGCGCAAACCAGCGTCGGCGTAACCGGAACGCAAATCCAGGTGGTCGGGCTTGTGAGTTGGTCCATTGACTGGAAGCGCAAAACCGTCGACAGCACAACCACCGACGACGCTGCGCACGAAACCAAACTCGGCTCGACTGACTCCTGGACTGCCAAGGCCAACTATCTGTACATCGACGGCGACACCTCGCAGTCGACCAACATTCTCGCCGCTCTGCAAACGCCCGCCGGCGCTGCCGAGTGGAATTTCTTCTCGACGGTGGCCACCGGCCGCGACTCCTGGAAGGGAAGCGCCTACATCACCGGCGCGACCATCACCTCGGGTGTCGGCAAAACGGTCGCCCTCGATGTCACACTCGATGGCACCGGCCCGCTCACCAAGGTCGCGCAGACGGCTGCCTCGAGCGGTACGGCCGAGGATTAACGCCCATCGTGCGGGGGCCGCGCCGCGCCTCCGCCACACGCTTGCAGCGCAGGAATAGAGCCATGAGAGAGTCATGGACGGGTGTAGGCACTCTACCTTCGTTGAACACCTGCTCTGCAATCACCGCGCCGTGATGCACTACCATGCACCACGGCGCACCACTTTGCACCATCGAGGGGCAACATGGCAGAGATAGTTTCCATTCCCGCCGCGCGCCCGGGCCTTGCGCCCGATCCGGCGCGCTTTTTCATCCCCGTCACGCTCGACAGAGAGCGCGTGCTGTGTTTTGACAATACCGCATCCTTTCTCATCTACCAGCGCTATGGCGCGGGCTTCTGGCGCGAGCTTTTTGAGCCGGAACCGGAAGAGAATGCAGCCAAGCCTGCCAGTCGCAAGCTGAGGCTGCGTTCGCAGTCAACCTTCGAGTGGTTCCTCTGGGTCGGCTTGCAGCGGGACGCCACCGAGGCCGGGGAAACGCTGACGCTCGACCAGGTGCGCGCGGAAATCTTCCCCACCAACATCGACGAAATCGCCATGGCGCTGCTCGTGGCTCTCTCGGCCACGCGCAAACGGCTTGAGCCTGCGGAAAAGCGTGGCCGGGGAAACGTGCCGGCGGCCGCCGTGGGCGTGGCCGTCGCAAAGAAGAAGAAGCGTTCGACTTTGACGCGGCACAGCGGATAGCCTACGGCGTCTTCCACCTGCGTCCGGAGGATTTCTGGCGGCTCACTCCCGCCGAGTGGGGCCTGATGCTGGAGGGCCGCGCCAACGAGCTGCGGCGCCAGGGGCGCACCATCGCCAACTGGATGGCGCCGCTACTGACGGCGACCACCGGCCAGCCCATTACCGCCGCGCAGTTGCTCGGCGAAGAGCCAACCGCGGATTCCATTGAAGATCGCCTGCGAGAAGGCGAGCGCCTGCGGAAGAGGTTCGAGCGTCGTCTCAAGCGGCAGAAAGGCAAGGTAAGATGACTCTCGGAGGGACAACCTACATGACGGAAGACCGCAAAAAAGAGAACATCGAGTTATGGATGAATCGTCTGCAACAGGCCAAAGAGAAGAGCAACCACCTGAATGCACGCATTCAGCTCTGGTCAAAAACCCTTTTCGATGCCTACACGGCTCTCAACGGATCAAGCGAGTTCGACTTTTCGCAGCTTCCCCTTGGGAATGAAATCACTACTGTCATCGTGGAGCGCAAAAAGGCGTATGACGATATGGCAGAAGCGCGCAACGTTCTTCGTTCGCTTGGCTACGACATCAACTGAACTTATTCCCGACGCGGCTGAGTCCGCGCCGGTGGCATGGCGGAGGTCGCATGGCAGGCGAAAAAGGCATCGTCATCAACATCTCGGGATCTGGCGAAGGCGCCGCTGAAGCGCTGCGCCAGATCGAAGCCAGGATGAAGGAGACGCAAGAGCGCGCATTGGCCATGCAGAGCCAAATTTCCAGCGCGACCGAAAGATTCAATGGCGAGTTGGAGGGGACAGTTTCTGCGGGGCGCGCGGCGGGCGGCGCAATGCATGAAATTGAGGGAAAGCTGCCTACAAGGGCCTTTGAGGCGTTTATCGTAGACACTTTACGGCTTGGTCCAATTATCCAAGCTGCATTTCCCTTAATTGGCTTGATCGCATTTATCGATGTGGCCAAAGAGGGAATTGAAAAAATTCATTCAATGAGTGAGGCGGCCGAGCATGCCGCTGAAGAGATTCGACGCTCATGGGATAAAGTCAATACCTCATTGGCGCATTCTTCAAATGAGGTTGATGCTCAAATCGATAAGACCATCGAAGAAACAGACAAACTGCTTGGCCATCGCGGTCAAAACATCTTGCGCGAGCAGTTTGATGATGCGCGCGTCGCCGCCGATAAGCTGGGCGAGTCGATCCTCAAAGATCTGGAAGACTACGAAAAGCTCATAGAACGCAAAGAAAATAAAATCGGTTTTTGGAATTCTCTTTTTACAGGGAAAGCTGAAACAAAAAAATCTGAAGACCTTTTACAGACCGTTCATGACAACCTGCAAAAAACATCGGATGAATACGATGCTTTGGTCAGTCGATCTGGTGAAACTGGAAATGGTCACTATCTGCAAGAGGCGCAGGAAGCGCGCATCATTCACTTGCAAAGCGTCTATGATGATGCAACCAAAAGAATTAACGCGGCACTTTCTGAATCGGAGAATGCGCAAAAAACATTCGAAGGTTCCGGAAAGACTGTTGGCAAAGACCAAACAGCAAACATCAATTTGCTAGCCGCAGCTCTTCGCAATCTTGCAGAGCAACAGCGCAACATCGGTACGCGCTACGCGGAGGACTCCGCAAAATCAAAAAATGCCGTAGTTACGCGCGCGCACTCCAACGAAGATGAGGACTCGAAACTGCGCCTGGGTCGCGAAAAGCTGACCAGCCAGGCCGCTGCCCTCGCGCGGGAGCTGCAGCAGACGCTCCAACGCGAGGCGGACGCGGAACTGCAGTTGGCCCAAGCCAAGGAAAACGCGGAACTCGCCATCATCAAGGCTGGCAATCAGGCGCAGTTACAGTTGCTGGAGTCGCAGCATGCGGCCGGCATCGTCGGCTTTGAAGAGTACTACGCGCGCCGCCTCGAACTCACCCAGTCTGCCATCGACAAGGAAATCGACGTCGAGCGTACCAAGCGCGATCAGATTCAGCAGCAGATCGGCCAAATCAACGATCCGAACGGCGCGGAAAAGCAGCGCATTGCGGCGCTGCAGCGCCAGGTGGTCGAAGAGCAAGCGCAGATCGCACGCCTCGGCAAGGGCGGCGGCAGTCAGGAGCAACAGCGATCCATTGAGTTGCAGCAGAAGCTGATCGCAGACCAGGCCAAGGCCGCTGAAGAAGAAGTTCAGAACAAGATCCGCGTCGATGGCTTGCAAAAGGAGCTTGTCGCCTCACAGGCCAAGATCACAGAGCTGGCTGTGCAGCGAGGCACTGCCGAGGTCCAGACGACAGCGGAACTCAACCAACAGCGCTGGGCGCAGCAGGTGGCCGCGGCGGAACAGACCATTCGCGACCGTGAAAAGCAAGAGGCATGGACGCAGCGAATCCAGAGCCTCAAAACGCAGGGTGCGGAGGCCGGTCCCGAGGCGATGAATGTTGAGGCCGCGCGGGCAGCGTCACAAACCATCAGCAGCTTCATGAATCAGATGGCAGAAGGCGCCATGCGCGGAAAGATGAGCTTCCGGGATATGGCAGACTCCGTTATCCTCGACCTCTCGCGCATGGCTATGAAGATGGCGGAAGAGCGCGCCATTCTTCCTTTTATGAGTTCGCTGTTTGGCATCTCAGGGGCGGGAAGTGGATCGAACGCGCTGGCAGGCATCCTGCAACAGGGCGCCTCCAATGCGGCCAGCATGAGCACGAGCATTGACCTAAGCGATATTTCGATTCCGTACCTGGCCGGCGGTGGCGACATCGACAACGGCTGGGCGGTGGTCGGCGATGGTGGCGACGGCAGCGGATCAGAACTGTTCGCGCCTAAAGGCCCTGGTACCGTGCTGCCGCATGACGTGCTCGAAGGTTTGGCGGCCAACCGCGGTGGCGGCGGCACGCCCAACGTGACCATTAACACCATCAATAATTCAAGCTCGCCGGTGCAGCAGAGCACCGCTGGCGTCAACTATGACTCCCAGGCCAAGCAGTTCATCATTCACACGGTGCTTGAGGATATGAACCAGGGTGGCCCGGTCAGCGCGGCAATGTCGGGCTTTGCGCGGTCGTAATCGTAGCTGGCATGGGTTCGCCACTGGCGGCCCATGCCAGCGAAATAACCCACCCGATAAAGGTCCAGCCAAGGAAGAGATTGATCGCAAGAATGCCGTTGTGAGCCTTACATTTGCGCCGCTTTGAAACGATAGATGGAATGAAATAAATGGCAATTACACATAGAATTAATAACCATCCCTGTGAAAGACTGATATAAGGAGTCTCGGATTTTTGTTGTTGGTTGGATGCGCTTGTTTGTGCTATAGCCGCTTCTTTAGGGTTAATCACAGGAAGGAGTTTTGCCATGCACGGCATCCTTTTGCTTATCTCTTCATTGGAGAGCGCGTCATCTCCTGTGATTTTAAAGCTATCTACATATTCCCAATGACTCCCATATTTTTCTGGTCCCATAAACCATGCTTCAAAATTATTCTTACGGTATTTCAACTTGCGCGTGAATCCGTATTCCGGATCAGAATTTGTGCGACCAAGGCTCTCGGCCGTGGGTGCTCCACACGCCGTTTTCACACTCGACAGATCGTTATGTGGGTTGGGTGCCCATTTTGTTTCGGTAGCCGATGCTGTAACTGACAAAGTTATGAGAGCAATAAAAATTCCAAATTTCATGTCGTCCAATATCTAATGCGGTTTCAATTGCTTGCAGCCGTTTCATCGTTGCGATGTAAAGAAAGAACATTAGTTGAGATGGATGCTGATGCTGTCTCCCGAGTCGCGGTCGTCGACTTCATCTGCTTCACCGATAGCAGCCCAAGCCAGAGATCCTACCCATCCCACGAACGTCCATCCGAGCAAAAGAGAAACGATTGCGATTCCCGCAGTCGACTTGCAATTGCGTCGTTTGGCAATATAAATGGGAAGGAAGTACGCAACTATCCCAGCCACAATAAGCAAAAGCCCTAAAAAGTCAGCCATGTTGATACCCTTTCACAAAAGTGGTCACAGTTTAACGCGGACACCTGTCCCCTGCAAGCTATTATTGACGGCGATTTCCGTCGCGGCCTTCGAAAAATTCTCGGCAAACTTCTCCTCGACGACGACTTCAACGGTCTCGTCGACCGGGTGTCGGCCACGCAAGTGCGCGGAAGTAATCAGGATATAGTACGGAATGGCGGCTTCTCGGGCATCGGCTACGGCACGACCCATCAAGAAGAGGGCACTGCTTTTCAGGCGCACGATGAAGTAGTACATGCCGTCGCGGGCCATTGCGCGCCGCTGCCGCGTCTGCGTGCGCGTCAGTGGCCCCATAGTGGCGTTCAGCAGCATCTGCGAAGGCCGCCACTTGGCCGGGATCGGGCCTGGGCAAATGCGGCGCAGCGCCTTGGTTGGCACGGCCAGGTAGCCTTGGGATCGCCACTGCACGCTGTAGGCATTCGGCCGCTTGGTGCCGCCATCTTCCTGCATGGGCATGTAGTCGGGCGCGCCGGTGCGCCGATTCTCTGTATCGGTATAGACCTGCGCCGTCAGATCGGTCTTCGTGGCCATCTTGGTCAGGGTCCGCTTCTGCGTCCAGTCGTTGCGCAGCTCGAAGACCTCGCCTTCTTTTGTGCGCACGGCGTCGCGTGCGTCCATCGCCGTCATGGTCAGCGCCCGGGCAATGGTGAAGGGAAGCTGTTCCTCGCGCAGAATCTTGCAGGCCCGCATCGGCCCGTCGATGTCGACCTTGATGTCGAGAACATTCGCCATGCCGCCAGTCTGCCGCAGGTTGACGTTTTTCGGCAATCTGCCGCAGCCTTGCGACCATGCACAACACCTTTCCCAAGCCAACCACTCCAGCATGCTCTGAAGATGCCGCCCTGGCGGCCCATCCCGAACGGATCGAACGACCTGAACGCAACTGGCAACCGGTGGTGCGGCGCACCCATCTGTTTCAGCCGCCGGCGTGCGCAGCCATGCCGCCGATCCACAACCGTGAGCGCGATCTGCTGCGCACGTTACAGAGGCGCGGGTAGCGCCGCGCCAGCGTTGACGGTTTCCGCAGAATCGCGGTACGGTCCCGCGTGGCAACCTATCCACAATTCCCCGAGCTGTCGCGCGGCTGGAAGCTGAGCCAGAGCGAGAGCGCGCTCGATCCCACGCTGCGCGACACGCAGTATGAAAACGGCATGGAGGCAACGCGTGCCCGGTGGACGCGCAACCGCCGCACATGGTCCATGTCGATTGCGTTGATCACACCGGCGGATAAAGACGCGCTCGACGCCTTCTACACCGACATGAAGACCGGCGCAGCCTATGGCGCGAAGCCGTTTCTCATCGTGGACCCGCGCAATCAGGAGAACCCGCAAACCTACATTGTGCGGTTCTACTCGCTGCCCAAATATACCGACGCCGGGTGGGTCGAGGGCTGCTATCGCCAGAACGTCACGTTTCAGGTTCGTGAGGTGTAGCCATGTCGAATGCTCGTCCTCCCATTGCTCTGCTTTCCATCCTGGCCAACCGCGAGCGGCACGCCATCGCCAGCGGTGAGCCGTTTCTGCAGCTCATGGACATTGCTGTGCTCGTCGACGACACGACAACAGAACACGTCCGCCTGGCGCGCAACATCGACGACATCACCTTCGACGCCAACGACGGCAATGGCCCGCAGGTCTATCAGGCCTTCAACTTTGAAATGGGCGAGTGCAAAATCAGCTCGGACGGCAGCGTTCCTGAGGTGACCTTCACGGCCAGCAATGTGATGCGCATTTTACAGTCCACCATCGAGACGTATGGCGGCTTGTCCGGCTCTGAACTTTACCTCTACGCATTCAACACGACGCAACCGGCTGGCGAGCCAGACCTCGCCATGCAGTTCACCATCAAGCAAGCCACCTGCAACGCAAAAAACGTACAGATCAAATGTGGCGCGCCAAGCCCGATGCGGAGACTCTTCCCCACCTACAAATATTGGCCGAACAGTTGCATTTGGCGCTACAAGAGCGGCGTTGGCTGCACCTACAGCGGCACCATGACTACCTGCTCCAAAACCATCGACGGCGACAACGGGTGCAAGGCGCATTTTCCGAGCGCGGTGCTTCCCTTTGGCGGCTTCCCTGGCATTGACACCAACGGCATCACCGCAGCGGGGGTGGTGTAGGTGGCCGCGCCCGGCGCAGTGCAGGCGCGCATCTATGCAGACCTGCTCGGCAAGCCATGGCGGCGCGGCGCGCGCGGCCCAGAGGCTTACGACTGCCTGGGGCTTGCGCTCGAGATCGCTCGTCGGCTTGGTCGCACTTTTCCGGCCTATGTTTCCACCGAGGCCGAGCTGCATGCGCAACTCGGCAGTGGTGGTGGCACGCTGGCCGACTGCCCGCGCATTGCCGCGCCGGAGCCGGGCGCCGTGGCCTTGCTGCGCATGAGCGTCGGAGAGCATCATCTGGCGTTTCTGGTTGACCGCTATCGCATGATTCACACCACGGAAGCTACGGGGTGCGTGGTCGAGCGCATCCTCGAGCCCATGTGGCAGCGCCGCATCATGGGCTATTTCCGTCTGGAGGGCAGTTCTCTTGTTGTAGCCGATGCGACAGCGCTGGAGCCTACTCCCGCGCCGCCAGTGCTGCATCTGGTCCATGTGCACAACCCGCTGATGCCGTCGACCTCACGCGAGGCGCGCGAACTGGTATGGGTGCACTGCCGCACAGTGCGGGAATATCTGGATGAGGCCTTCCCGCTTGGCCATAACCTGCTGCTCGTGTCCCTCAATGGCCGGATGCTGGCCGAGGTCGAACAGGCGCACGTCCTTCCGCGCGCCGGAGACTATCTTGTCGTTTCTCCCTCCATTGAGGGCGGTGGCGTCTTCCGCACGCTGGCCATGGTCGCGGTCATGGCGGCGTCCATCGCCGCAACTCATTTTTTAGGGCCTGCTGGATTTGGGTTGATGTCGGGTGTGTGGGCTTCCGTTGTTGGCGGTGCAGTTTCCATCGGCGGCAATCTGCTCATCAACACCTTTATGGGACTGACCCCGGCAACAAAGTCGAATCAGCCAAGCTGGGCATTCGGGGGGCCAACCACGCTGGCTTCACCCGGCGTTGTGATTCCGAAAGGGTACGGCACATTTCGCTCTGCCGGAAACATTATCGCCAGCTTCATTGACCTCGAGGGTGCAGACCAGTACATCAACGCTCTGGTTTGCTATGGCTTTGGACCGGCGCGCTCGATCTCTGACATCCAGATCAACAGCAAGAGCATCAGCAGCTACACAAACGTGCAATATTATCTGCGTTACGGCACAAACGATCAGACGGCGGTTCCGGCCTTTAACCGCGTGGTGAATGGCTACCCACAATCGACTCAGGTGCTGGTCTCGAGTGGTCCTGTCGTGGTGCCCGGCACCGGCGATCTGACGCAGGCCCTGCAGGTCGACATCGAAATGCCCGTTGGATGCTTCTACATCTCTGGCGCTGGCAACCAGCTCCCGCTCAAACTCATCTACAAGGTCGAGTACGCCGTGCACGGTACGAGCGACTGGCAGAATGTGATGCAGCCGGATTCGACCTCCGACGTTGTCGTCTACAACAGCGATGGCAGTGTGAATTGGGATTCCACTCCGACGTGGGTGCTGAAGTGGACCGGCGGCGATCCCGCTTCCGGCATCGTGCTCAAAGGCGATAGCGGATCGCACACCGCCGGAGACACGGAAACCATCACGGAAACCGTGACCACGACCAACCCAGACACGAGCACATCCAGCGTCTCGATGAGCTTCACGGGCGAGTGGCAGCCCATCGACATCACGCTGAATCAGGTGAAGGTGAATAGCTGGCGCGCGGGCTGGGTAGTCTACGAGGATGACACCACATCCACCGTCTACAACCGCACATCGATCTATGGCCTCGCGGCCAACAAGTACGACGTCCGCGTGACCAAATACGGCAACGAGCACGGCGACGGAACCCAGCTCCACAACTACGACGAAGACAGCTCGCGTAAAGGCCAGCAGATCTGGATTCACTCGGTGAACGAGATCACCTATCAGGATCTGAGCTACCCCAACATGATCCTTGTCGGCATTCGGGCCCTGGCCACCAACCAGCTTTCCGGTTCCAGCATCAACATCACGGCTTTGATCGAGTACGGCTTGCGCACGCTCGACAACAACCTGCTGCCTGAGTCGTTGCAGGCATTCGAAGAAGACAATCCCGTCTGTGTGGCAGCCGACATGATGCTTGATCCGCTCTATGGCGGCGGCTCGTGGCCTGGAATCAAGCCCGTGAACATCGAACGGTTCATCGACGAGTGGCTTGCCTGGGCAGAGCTGAACGATACGCTGGTTCCGGATGGCAACGGCAATAACATCCGTCTGCATGTGTTCAATGGCGTCTTTGACAACGAAGACAACCTTTGGAACCAGTTGCAGACGGTCGGCCGCATGTCGCGCGCCTGCATCGTGCCGATGGGGCTCGACTATGGCGTCTTCGTCAACCAGGACGATGACCCTGTGCAGATGTTTTCGGTGGGCAGCATCGTGATTGACTCGTTCGAAGAGACCTTCATGGATCTTGACGAGCGGGCCAACCAGGTCGAGATAGAGTTTGCGGATTCCACGCGTTACTACAAGACCAACAACCCGCTCGTTTACATGGACCCGGCCGATCAGGAAGCCGGCGCGATTGTGAAGAATGTGCGCGTGCGCGGCACTGGTATCACAGTTCCGGCGCAGGCCTGGCATTATGGCCACTTCCTCGGCTTGTCGAACAAAAAATTGCTGCGCACGGGCAAGTTCGACACCGACATTGAGGGGATTGCCTGCCGCCCGGGCAACGTCGTCATTTTGCAGCATGATGTGCCGGAGTGGGGCTGGGGCGGCCGTACGCTGCCTGAATCGACGGCGACCGTACTGAATGTGGATCGCAACGACCTGCCATGGGACGGCACGACGGCCTACAACGTGATCGTGCTTTTCCCGGATCTTGAGCGCTACACCGGAACGGTCACTGCTGTGGCTACCCTCACCGATTCCACCGGACTCAGCATCGGAACGCAGCTCACGCTTTCCACCTTCGATGCCGCCAACCGCGTTACACGCGCCCTCGTCGCGGGCAATGACTGCGCCATTCTTTCGAGTGCGGCTGGCTCGGTCACCGTGACGCTACCGCCCGGCTTTACGCCGACAGTGGGAATGGCCTACGCGCTCTATGACACCGATGTTCTCGAAACATCCACGGTGAGCGGCGTCGTCGCTGGCCCCAACAACACAATGCAGCTCACACTGGGGACAGGGTTCACCGCCGCGCCGGCGGATTTTTCCGTGTATTTCTATGGACAACCGGGCGCCCAGAAGCTGGCGCGCGTCACTTCCATTCGCAAGAAAAACGACTTCAAGGCCACCATCGAGTGGATCGACAAAGACTCAGGCATCTACGCGATTGGAACGCCTGTTGTTGGCGAAACCAGCGCCAGCACTAGCACGGTCCCCGGTGTTTCAAATCTCAAAATTTCCGAGATCTTCCAGATCGTTTCCGGAAGCTATATGGACTATGCCGTACTGACCTGGACCAATGGGACCAACACTGCGGGCGTGGCCATTTACGGGACGATTGGCTCTGGATCGCCAACACTGCTCGTGCGGCAGACGGGAACGGCAACAACGTGGAAGTATCCAGTCAAAGCGGGCGTCACCATGAAGTTCACCGTGGTCGGCTTTGATTCATCGGACAACTACGCTGCGTTTTCGAGCGCCCCCTCGGTCTCTTTTACCGGCGAAGGCATCACGGATAATCTGTTACTCGGGTCGACTTTCCAGACGGGATTCACCTACTGGAACGTGAACCCGCGCTCAGGCGATTCCCTTGCCGCCAACATCAACGGCTGGAACAGCAATTGCACTTATACCGTGGCCGGGTCCGCGCTCACCACCGCTCAAACGCTGCTTTCGCAGGTGATCTCAACCAGCGATTGGGCAGTTGGCGACAGCCTGATTCTTTCCGCTTACTTTTCGGTTGCTGGAACCCCAACGGGCAACCTCGTCGCCGACATCGCTTTTCAAGATGCCAGCGGCAGCCTATTGAGCACCTCGCGTGCCGTTCTCACACTGGCCGGCGCGGTCGTCGGCCTCTCTCGCGCGGCGACTGCCGTAACTGCGATTCCAATCAGCACAGCGCAGGTGACCGTGCGCATTCTCGTGGACGGCTCGACGTTGTCGCTGCCGGTGGGCACGGCCATCACCGTGCAGGATGTGCTGCTAGAGATTCCGTCGTCGGGTCAAACGTCGCCGAGCACCTGGGCCGATGCTGATGCCTCAAGCACGGCCACGTCCATCTCGTCCGGATCAAGCTCAAGCCTCCGCGCCCAGTCTTCCGTGTTGCCTACGATCTCCGGCAATCTGGCATATAGCCTCACCTCAACAACGGCCACCCTGAGCTGGAGCGATCTGGCAATTGGCTGGTCCGACGGCAGCGTGACCTATGTTCCCGATGGATCGCTCGAAGAAGTTACGGGGCTCACGGCATCGACCGAATACTACGCCTATCCCTTCTGGGATGTGCTGAACGCCACCATGGGCCTCGTGTCGCCATCGACAGCAGTCGGGACTCCAGCCGTCCTCAGCACATCGTACGATGAGGTTGCCGACCTTGCATGCAAGGTCGACAACAGAGTCGCGATCCATTCGGGCGGTTTCACTTTTACGACACCCGCGACCAGTTCGGGCTCAGGCTCTGGATCTGGAACAACCACGGGCGGTGGTGGAGGATACCGCTGCACGCTGCGTGGCACGCCATTGCTGGGCGAGTTTGGACCTGTATCCAACGAAGTCGTCAAAGCGGTCTTTGACGCGAATGGTGAGTACGTCCTGCGAACTCCCTTTGGCGCCATGGAGCCCATCAAGAGCGCGCAGTGGGTCGAGGTCGACCACTACTATCGGATTGAAGTGGAGGGCTTCGCCGCCTTCTGCGCCTCGGGCAGCCATACACTTTTTGTCGAAGGAGAATCCCGGCAGCGGTGGTGCAGCACCATTCCGAACGGCTCCAAGGTCGCAACGGCCCGCGGCTACCGCGTGGCCATCATCACGCGCATCGAGCGCCGTGGCGAAGTGCTGGCCATTGAACTCGAAGGCCCTACGCATCAGTATGTCGTGCTTGATGGCGTCTACACGCACAACATGAAAATGGACCCTGCGTCGCTTGATGTAGCGCTTGAGTAGAAATAGAGAATTGACGGATTTTGTGTTTTTCGGCCACGCTGCACGCATGAAGCGCGTATTGCAGCTTATCGGCCTGTCCATCGCATGCGGAGTTTGCGCAGTTGCGCAGACGGTGACCTTCACGGCCTCGCAGATCCACGTAGGCGGCAAACTGCTGGCCAATGGCCAGTTATGCATTGTCCCGGTCGACATCACAAACCGCCCGCTAACGGCAGCCGCGCTGGGCGCCTCGGAGAGTTCAGCCGGCGCGCTGACCTTCCAGTCCAGTTGCGCCGCGGTGACGGCTGGCGCGTTGGCCTCTGGATTCACAGTGCCTGATACGGCTCTGGCCACTCCGAAGAATCTCTGCGTGCGCGTGACAATTACCGATGCCAGCCAGAGTGGCCGCCAGGTGTACATGGCGCCATGCGTTCAACCTGCGAGCACCGGGCAGGCTTCTTGGTGCACGACATCCAGCGGAGCGACCACATGCAACTTTGATCTCTACGCGCCGACGCTTGCCGCTGTTGCCCCAATCACATCTCCATCCCTCTCCATTGGCACCGTGACGACCGGAGGCCCGGGCAGTGATGCCGCTGCATCTGTTTCCGGACGTGCGCCAAATTACACGCTCAATCTGACGATTCCAACAGGCACGCCGGGCCCAAACTGTGCGAGCACGTCTCCTGTGGGTGAGTGTGATCTGGAAATAGTTAAAGCTAGCTCTGTTGTGTCGAATGTTGTGAATTGGGCATTATATGGAATGTGCGTTTCCAACAAGTATGCTGCGATGTCTGATCAGGCAGGAAATGCGATCGGTCCCATTGAAGCCCGCATGCTTGGCGCTGGGCTTGGAGTGAGCAACGACGCGCCGACGCTCAATGCAGCATTTTTATGCGGAAAGAATCTTGGCCGCGGCGTACATCTCGGCAATGGAACCTATGTCTCAAAAGATGCCGTTTTGCTTATCGATTCAACCCCCGTATGGGGCGACGGTGCACTTACGGTCATAGCGCATCAGCCTACCGCTACCTCAAATCCTAATCAGGAGATTGTGCTAACCGGAACTGGCCCGTCTATCCGAAACCTAAGCATCACATCCACCTACGCCTACGGGCGCAGCACAGTAACGGGATACAATGGAGCGGCTGTTGTCGTAAGCGCCGCTAAACATGTAATTATTGATTCTCTGAGCATATCGGGATGGAGCGGGACCGGATGCACCCCCGGTGGATCGACAACAAATTGCGGGCTCATGGGCATAGTTATCGATAATTCGCAGGATGTTCATATCAGCAAAAACCTCGTGCAAAACACACTAGCAGATGGCATCTACATCACGAACGGAAGTTCTAACGTGTTCGAGTACGACAATATCGTTTCTAGTCCCGGAGACGATTGCCACAGCGTGGTTTCATATGCTTACCAGTCTGCGCCTGTTAAAAATGTGAACATACACCACAACCTATGTTTAAACGGTCCGTCTAGGAGTTGGACCGTTGACGGCGGTAATCACATCACCGTGGACGACAACCAGTCGTACGGGACGCAGGACGCGTTTGTCCTCATCAGCGGCGGTAGTGCTTTCAACACGTACGATGCGTCCTATGTGAACGAGGAGAACAATCTTGGTGTCGGGTCGCCTTTACGCGCCGCTATATTTATCGGCGGCCAGCAAGTTCCCAGCACGGGAGTTAATCATATCGTGGACCATGTGAAAGTGTCTCATAACACTTTCTCTGGTGCCCTCGATACGGCTTTTATCGGCTTTGGGAACCCGGCAACCGGACACTTTTCTGCCTCAAATGTAGAACTAAGTTTCAATACGATTAGCTCCGAAACGGGTACGCAAAACTACAACCATGGAATCACAATAAACGGAGCCAAGGACGTTACCTTGAGAGGTAACAAGATAGAAAACGTCGGTGGATATGGAATCTATTCTATGGGCGTTAACGGTGGCCATCTCATCGTTCAAGGGAACAGCTTCTACAACACCAGCGCGTCTCAGGCGTCAATGGCTGTTATCAACGTGTCCAGCGGCGGTGCGTGGAAAGATGCCTTATTCGTTGAGAACGTAGAAACAAACGGCACAAACAGCCCCGGCATGTTTCTCTATTTGCCTTCTGATTTACCCGTCTGTGGCATTTATGGCAATGCGGGCGATGTAGTGAATGTTGCTGGATCGCTTGCGATGGGTACCAACTGCGGCATGGAATATCTGAGCACACTCTACAATCCCACGCTTAGCAATCCCACAATTACGGACGGCATGACCGTATCAGCCGGCGACGTCCACCTAAGCAATACGGGTTCGCAGCGCATATATGGCAGCGGAAACGCTGCCTATGTGCAGTTGGATAGTGGAAATTTCACCGGTTCCGCAAATGCTACAAGTACGATCACATCTAATGCTGCTGGCACTGCAAACACGGCGAAGACGGTGTTTAAAAATTCGTCAACCCAGATAGGCTATTTTGGTGCCGCTTCTGACGCGGTTCCATATGTTTTCTCTGCGGCTTATGGGATGCAGCCAGGGCAAGGAGCATATGTGTCGGAATTACCTACTGGTTTGCCTGGCATGATGGTGTGGGTAAAGGACTCGACGGTCATTGCGAATGAAGGGCAAGCGTGCGTTGGCGGCGGGGCAACGAAGGCGCTGGCGTTCTATACAGGATCAACGTGGAAGTGCTTCTAACTGTAGAACGCAACTTGACACAAAACTTTAGGTCAAGGGTACGATGCTGCGCCATGAATCTTACGCCCAATTTCACTTTGGAAGAGCTCATCTTTAGCTCAACCGCTCATGCACGCGGCATCAGCAATACGCCTACACCCGACGCGGTTGAGCATCTGCATGTGCTCGCTGCTGGTCTCGAGCGTGTGCGTGCCATCCTTGGCCATGCAATGCACATCGATTCCGGTTATCGAAGCCCGGAACTGAATCATCTGGTCCGCGGCGTGCCAAACTCTGCGCACGTTACCGGCTATGCCGCCGATTTTCTCTGCCCCGAATATGGCACTCCTTTGGAGATTGTTCAGCGACTGCACAACGACATTGATTTGGAATTCGATCAGATCATTCAGGAAGGCACTTGGGTGCATATCAGCTTTGCGCCGGCAATGCGGCGCCAGGTGTTGACGGCACACTTCGCCAACGGATCAGCCAGCTATTCGCTCGGCGTTTAACTGAAAGGAACCTGGATGGATCGCGAGCTCGAATTCCAGCAACTCGTGCTGACGCAGCTTTCAGCCCTCAACACGAAGATGGACATCGTTGTTGGCACCGATGGCAACGGGGGATCGATTCGCGATCTCATCAGCCGCGTCACCAACCTTGAGCAGTCCCGAAAAATTGACGAAGGCCGCAAGCAGATCAGCAACAAGGTCATTGCGGCTGTGAGTGGCCTCGTTGGCGCAGGGACAGCGGTCGTGCTCACTGCCGTGCTGCACGCCTTTGGCATTCACTGA